CTATGCAGCTTTGACACAGTTAATGGGGTCATCCCCATTGTCACCAAGCTCTGGAAACACAGTCTTAGACATTATCAACATCAATCTGTACTGGGGTAATACTCGTGTACCGATGGATTACTTAGCTTGGAGTGATTTCAATGCACGATTAAGATTTTGGCAAAACTACATTGGCAGACCTTTAGCCTTTAGTATTTATGGTCAAGGACAAATCTATTTAGGACCAGTACCCGATCAAATTTATCAAATTGAGATTGATTGCGTAGTCTTGCCTAATCCATTGTCATTAAACACGCCAACGGTAACGGATGTCATTAACGATCCGTACAGCACAATGGTTAAGTTTTACGCTGCTTATTTAGCTAAGTATTACGAGCAAAGTTACGGGGAAGCCGAAATTTACAAGCAGGAATACAGCAAGCAAGGCGCAAGTGTCATTAACAGCACCTTTACTCGTAGGATTCCTAGCGTTTACAGTAGTCCTTACTAAAGATGGCTGCTGCCGAACAAAAAAAATCGTATCAGGTCATTAAGCAATTTAAAGGGCTTAATACTAAAGCTAACCGTACTGCCATTGATGAATCTGAATTTTCTTGGCTAGAAAACGCACAGCCTATTGGTTTTGGTAACATTAAAATTACCCCCAACAGTTCGGCAGTCACCAACGCTTCAAATGTAGCCGTTACTTTTTCAAATGATGTCGTTTATCTGGCATCTTGCAATATTAATGTTACAGACTATGTAGTAGCCTTTTTGACCGATGGTAGCGCTGAGTATTACAACATTGCCACTAAAGTTAAGGGTACGGTAGCTACTGCGGGTACTTTTTCTAGCTCCGTTGTTTCTAATCAATACCCAATCAATATTACTCAGTGGTACAACGATAGGATGCTCATTCTTGATCCAGCCAAAGGATATTTTTCTTGGGATGGCAACAATGTGGTCACTATTGGTTCAGTAGGCTCAATTGGCATTACGAATCCAGGATCAGCATATACCACTGCTCCTACCGTTGTTTTATCTGGATATGACCAGACAGGCGGTACTCAAGCCAATGCTACATCCAGTTTAGTTAGCGGTGGCAACACTGTAGGCTTTGTTTCTTTATCAAATGGCGGTTCTGGCTATACCAATGGAGCTAATTTAACCGTCACCTTTAGCGGTGGTGGTGGATCAGGAGCTTCTGCGGTAGCGGGAATCACTACTTTTGCTACTGGTACGGTCTATGTCAATGTAATTTCAGGTGGATCAGGCTATAGCAACGCAGCCAATATTGGGGTAACTATCTCAGGTGGCGGTGGTACAGGCGCTGCGGGAACACCGATTATTTCAGGAAACACCGTTACTTCGGTCATTATGACTAATAACGGTACGGGCTATACCAACTCTGCCAACATTACGGCAACCATTACAGGTGGTGGTGGATCGGGAGCTGTTTTAAAAGCCAACATTAACACTCAGCAAAATGTAGGAATAGCGAGTTTCTCAGGGCGAGTTTGGATTGCCCAAGGGCGAACTATCTACTACAGTGCTGCGGGGTCGTATAGCGACTTTACAAGCGTTTCTGCGGGATCTGTAACACTAACGGACAGTACATTACATGGCAACATACAGCAGCTTCTTTCTGCTAATAACTTTTTGTATATTTTTGGGGATGATTCCATCAATGTCTTTTCGGATGTTAGGGTTACTACTAGCGGTACTACTTTATTTACTAATACCAATGTGAGCGCATCGGTAGGGACTAAATTGGCGTATGCTATTTTTCCCTACTTCAGATCTGTGTTGTTTATGAATAACTACGGTATTTATGCTCTAGTAGGTTCAACAACTAGCAAAATATCCGATTCGCTTGACGGAATGTTCCCTAATATTGACTTTGCCACCGAGGAAGTTACTGCTGGACAAGTGCTTTTAAACAACATTTTGTGCGCTGCGTTTAATTTTAGATACTACGATGCTGTATTTACTCAAAGCTATCGCTACATTCAAGTGGTGTTTTTTGAGAAAAAATGGTTTATTACAAGCCAAGGTAACGATCTTCAGTACACCACTTCTGTACCTGTAAGTGGGATTATTACGATGTACGGCACAAGAGGTCGTGACTTGTACAAGCTATATAGCGATTCTGCATCATTTATTACCAGCCGTATTCAGACTGCTTTGTTGCCAATGGGTGATCCAATTCGCACTAAACAAGCACTTAAATTTGCGGTTGAAGCTACCACCACTTCAGGCGTAGAAATAAATGTCACAGTAGATTCTGAATCGGGCGCTAGTCCTGTTTACACGCTTGGAAATTACATTACTTGGTATAACACTTCTGGCACTACCATCTCTTGGATTAACAACAGTTCTACTGTAATATCTTGGATAGGTGGTACAGGATATGAACTGTATAAATCAGATGCGCAACAATGGGGTAAATATTTAGGGTTGACACAAACTTCAAACTCAGCAGGTTTTGTGGTCAATACATTTGAATTTGAACATGAATTGAGAGTGAGGTTCTAAATGGCTGGAGTTCCGTTTGTCTTTGGTAATGCTACAACGAGCATACCTTTAAGTAACCTAGATGCCAATTTTAATACTGGCGTAACCATTGGAAATACCACCGTTGGTCTAGGAAACACTGTTACCACGCTTGGTAATTTAACTTTAACCAATGTCACCATTGCAAGCGGAACAGCTAATGTAAGCGCAAATTCTATTGTTAACGGCACATCTAATGTAGTGATAGCTTCTTCTGGAGGAGCTGTCAATATTTCTACTAATGGCACTACAGCTATTACTGTAGATACATCACAGAATGTAGGTATTGGTACTACTTCGCCACAAACACGCTTACACACATTTTCAAGCGCAACAACCACTACAATTTCTATTCAAGGAAGTTTGTCTGCTGGAGCAAACACACCAACGTTGGATTTTACTGGAAATAATGCTGGGTATTCATTTGGCTCACGTATTCAAGCAATACGTGATACGGTATCAGGTGGATACGCATTAGCGTTTGGCACAACAGCAAACAATGCCGCAGAAAGTAGCGCACCAACAGAACGGATGCGTATTAACTCTAGTGGTAGTTTGTTGGTTGGTGCAACTGCAACATTAGCTAGTGAAAGACTTTATTTATATGGAAATGCAACTGCTGGTAATCCAGCTTTAGTTTGCGATAAAGCCGCCGCTGGTGCTACTGGTTGTAACCAAATATTGTTTAACAATAACAATGGTTTTGTTGGTTCAATAACTACAAGTGGTTCTTTAACATCTTATAACGTATCTTCTGATTATCGTTTAAAAGAAAACATTACACCAATGCAAAATGCATTGAATGTAGTTCAACAACTTAAGCCTGTTACCTATAACTGGAAATCCGATGGTTCTGATGGTCAAGGTTTTATCGCTCACGAACTTCAAGCCGTTGTACCTGATTGCGTTACTGGTGAAAAAGACGCAGTAGATGCTGAAGGTAATCCAGTCTATCAAGGTATAGACACTAGCTTTTTAGTAGCCACATTAACTGCCGCTATTCAAGAACTTAACGCTAAAGTAGATGCGCAATTCGCTACTATTGCAGAGTTACAAGCCAAGGTAGGTGTGTAATGGGAATTAACGCCTTCTGCAAAACTGGCAACACCGTTACTTTTACGGCTGGCGTTACTGCGCCCACACCTGTACAAGTGTCATCTACTACTTTAGGTGGCAATCAGTATCGGATTATTAACGCTGGCTCAACGCTAGTATTTTTGGGTTATGGCAATGATGCTGCAACTGCCAATACTGCTTCAGCCAATGTAACTACTAGCGGTACAGCCTTTCCATTGTTAGCGGGTACAGATGAGATTCTAACCTTTGCTCCCAATGCTTACTTTACTGGAACAAGTACGGCTAATGCCGTTGTGTACATCACACCTGGAGACGGTTTGTAGATCATGTTAAAGACCGTAAACATAGGTGGTAGTACTACTAACGGTACAGTAACCCAGATTAACGCTGGTACTGGTATCAATGTAAGTCCAAGCCCAATTACTGGTAATGGCACAGTATCGCTTGCCAATACGACTGTTACGGCTGGCACTTATGGTAATGCTACGGCAGTTTCTCAAGTAGTTGTTAATGCTCAAGGTCAAATAACAACAGCAGCCAATGTAATTATTACGGGAACTTCTCCTGGTGGCGCTGCGGGTGGCGATCTTACTGGTACTTACCCTAATCCTACTTTAAACACTAGCGGTGTATCTGCGGGTGTTTACGGCAATGCGACCACTGTTGCACAAGTTACTGTTGATGCCAAAGGCAGAGTAACCACAGCATCAAATGTGGCAATTGCTATTGCTAACACAGCTATTACGGGTGGCAACATTACCCTTGGTAACACTACCGTTGGTTTAGGTAACACAGCTACAAGCCTTGGAAACCTTGCTTTAGCCAATGTGACCATTCCTAGCGGTACGATCAATGTCACTATTGTTAATCACACTTCAAACATAGCTGCAAACGCTACATTTAGCTCTGCAACCATGATGCTAATTCCCGCTAACTATTTAATCATTAACTTAAA